GACGGGCCAGCTAAAGGTACTGGTCTTAACTTCCATTATGGGGCTCAAGCCACAAACATACATGGTGCCAGTCATAAGAGGATTACATTTAAGGGCGACGGCAGCGTTATTATTGGCAGTGGAGGTACTACCACATATAATGCGGCATTACAAGTTAAAGGTAATATAACCACAACTGTAGATGGTGATGCATACCAACTTTATTATACAGAATCTAGAGATTTTATAACACACTCCGGTGCTGCAGCAATTATTAAACAGATTGATAATGATGCATCTACTGCAATGATTCAATTCAGGGCATGGAATAACTCACCTCTTATGACTATGATGAATAGTGGCAATGTTGCTATTGGTAACGGAGCTGCTAGCACAGTGTCTAGACTTAAAACTATTGGTGCCAGTAACACATCATCCAATTACACCTTTGAGGCATGTAACGCTTCAGGAAATACTAGGTTTTTAGTTCGTAATGACGGAGAGACCAACTTCTACAATGCATCAAATCAACCAAGTTTTCAGGTTGCTAGTACCGGAATAAAGAGTTTTCTCGGCCAGAATGCTTTCCCTACAGTGTTTTATAAGAGTGGTGGATATAGTGAACAAACTGTTACCAGGTTTAGTATGACAATGATAGGTAATACTGCATATGTAATACAATTCGCTGGCATGGCCAACGGTGCTGCTCATGTTAGGCTCATAGGCTCTCACTGGACCCAAGGGTATGGAACAGGTAGAGAGAGTTATATATTTACTGACAGCTACACGAGCATTAGTGAGTTAAACCAATATAATCACTCTACTGCTACGTCTGGAGGGTGGACTATAACTCGAGCATCGACACCTTCTGCTAATTCGAATCTTGTCATAACAAAGACTGCTGGTAACTATGTGGGCTCATTCGTTGCGATGATTGAGATAACAAGTCAATGGCCTTTAACAATAGCAAGTATAGCATAATAGGAATAAATTAATGTATCTAATATTTGAAAATAACAATCTAAAGTTTGTCACTACCGAGGATCCTAATAGTTCAGAGTCCATTATCATTCTCAACGAAAATTCAGTTGTTAGAGAAGTTGCAGATGACTTTGCAATAGAACATAGAATAATAACATTAGATAATAATGACATAAAGTCGGTACACGAAGATTTAGTAGCATTAGCACAATCTTCTGTATTGCCCATGTTGAGATTTGAAAGAGACAATAGACTCAAAGAAACCGATATTTGGGGTTTACAGGATTATCCTGCAAGTTCTCAACAGCTAGCTTATAGACAGGCTTTAAGAGATATAACAGACTCTTACGATTCATTAGATGGTGTCGTTTGGCCTACAAAGCCCTAAACACAGTTAAACAAAGGTATAAATAGTACTATGGCTAAACCAAATTCAAGACAGACCTTTATAGATTACTGCTTCAGAAGCTTAGGTGCACCTGTGGTAGAAATTAACGTAGATGACGACCAAGTAGATGATAGAGTAGACGAAGCTCTGCAGTTCTATCAACACTACCATTCAGACGCTATTGAAAAGGTATACTTAAAGCATAAAATCACTGCTAGTACACTCACACTATCGACTGCCACAGCTGCAAACTTTACAGTAGGTGAAATTATCACAGGTAGTACTTCAGGCGCCACGGCAATTGTGAATAAAACTTCTACTGGTTCATCATTAGTGTATACCGATTTAACACACTTAGATAGCATACCATTTCAAACAGAGACTATCACAGGTACTAGTAGTTCGGTAACTGCAGTAGTATCATCCATAGTTGTAGGTAATATTGAAAATAAATTTATACCAATTAATGCTTTAATCACTGATGTTGTTAGAGTAATGCCCATTCGTGATACTACCTCAACCAATAGTTTGTTTGATGTTAAATATCAGATTCATTTAAACGATGTATACAATTTAGGTTTCTTAGGTTCTTTAATAGACTATTCTATGACACAACAATGGATGTCATTAGTAGATGGAATGATGGGCCCATCGGATAAGCACATATCATTTGAAAGACATAAAGATCAATTAAGAATCGACATGGACTGGTTATCAGAAGTTGTATTAAATCAATACATTGTAGTAGAATGCTACAGAATAATTGATCCAGACACCTTCACTGATGTATGGAACGACTACTATTTGAAGCGTTATGCAACTGCATTGATCAAACAACAGTGGGGTCAAAACCTGTTGAAGTTTGAGGGAATGACAATGCCCGGTGGTGTTCAATTCAACGGTCGACAACTATTCGATGATGCTAGAGAAGAAGTCGAAAAATTAACCGAAGAAGTTAGATTGAATTGGGAACAACCAGTCGATTTCTATATAGGATAATACAATGCCAAGAAATGTATATTTCAGTCAGGCAGTAAGATCCGAGCAGAGTCTATATGAAGACTTGGTTATCGAATCACTAAAAATCTTTGGGCAAGATGTCTATTATATACCTAGAAGCCTAGTAGAACGAGATACGATTTTGGGTGAAGATCCGGCATCTAAGTTTGATGACGCCTATCTGATTGAAGCATATATAGAGAACCAAGACGGATTTGAAGGGGCTGGTGACTTATATCAGAAGTTCGGTTTAGAAATTAGAGATGAGGCTAACTTCATTATATCTAAGCGACAGTGGGAAAGTTTAATAGGTCTATATAATAATACCCTAGATAATGTACATAAGCCTAAAGAAGGCGATATCATATTTTTACCAATGTCCAATTCGTTCTTTGAAATTACATTTGTAGAACATGAACAACCATTCTATCAGTTATCTAATCTACCAGTTTATAAATTAACCTGTTCATTGTTTGAATACAGTGAAGAACAGTTTGATACCGGTATTGATGGCATAGATGATATGGCTGCACTTAACGCATATCAAACTACTTTAACCGTAGATGTTACTAACAATGCTCACTTCACTAAGGGAGAGATAATATCACAAACCTTAGTTGCTGCAGCAGGTGAAGTTCCTGCTATTATAGTCTCGGGCACAATCTCTGGTATTACTAAAAATTCTACTACAGGTGCAACGATTCAGGTAATCAATGTTGGTGTCACCGGATCTTCTGGCGAAATGAGAGAGTTCACGGTATCTGCTTCTATAGGATTAATAGGTGCTGAAAGTACAAATACTTGTTTCATTAACGATGTTGCTGATGTTGCTGATGCTACCTCCTTTGCCCTTGATGAACAATCACAGAATTATGCCTTTGAATTAGAAGCTGATGGATTCTTAGACTTTACCGAAAGTAATCCATTCGGCGACCCATCGGAGACATACTAATGTTCGGTAACCATTTCTATCATTCCACCATGAGAAAGGCTGTAGCAGTCTTCGGTACTATCTTTAATAATATTAATGTTATCAGAACTAAAGCTGATGGTACAGTATTGAATCAGATTAAGGTACCACTATCATACGGACCTAAACAGAAGTTTCTAGCAAGGCTCGATACATCGTCTGGTGCTGATGCTTCTATGGCGATGAAACTCCCTAGAATGGCATTTGAAATAGCATCATTAGAACTGGACTCTACTCAGAAACTAGGCAAAAGAAATACTATTACAGAATCACATGCTTCTGATGTTACTAAGAAGAAGACAATTAAACATCAAGTAGCATATAATATTAATGTAACATTATTTGTTATGGCTAAGAACCAAGATGATGGACTTCAAGTAGTAGAACAGATCTTGCCATACTTTCAGCCAGAGTACACAGTTACGATTTCGCCAGTAGCAGGATTTGCATATAAACAAGATGTGCCTATTATACTAACTGGTGTTAATATTTCGGATGATTATGAAGGCGACATGATAACAAGAAGGGCTCTCATATATCAATTAGACTTTACTATGAAGATGAAATTCTTTGGGCCGCTTGGTAACCAAGGTGTTATTAGGTCAGTCAACATAGACCTGAATGGTAGTGTTGGTGGATCAGATATCTTGGAAGAAATGTCCTTTACTATAAACCCATCTACTGCAGACGAGGATGATGATTACTCGGTTACTACCACGATTACTTAATTGTTATGGATATAATTATGGAAAATAAGAAAGATAAGCTTAAAGCATCTTTAGAGAAGAATCTGCCTACAATTAGCAAGGCCAAGCCTCTAGTGATTGATAAAGATATAAAAGACGACTATGAATTCTCTAGGAAGACATATAAAGATTTAATCAATACTGGTGTCGGTTCTTTGGATATACTGGCCGAACTTGCAAGAGAGTCCGAACATCCCCGAGCATTCGAAGTACTATCCCAAGCTATTAAGAACATTGGTGATACTACTGATAAGCTTATGAGTCTGCAAAAAGCCAAAAAAGAATTAAATAAAGAAGAGAAAGAAAAGGAAGACCAATCAAAGGTCACTAATAATAATGTATTCGTGGGTTCTACTACCGATCTACAAAGGCTACTAGCCAAAGAAAATGAGAAGATTATAAATCATGCAGAGGATAAAGAATAGCGAATTTGGCTATCTAGGTAATCCTCAAGTAAAACGGGACGGCGTAGAAACACAGTTCACTAAAGAAGAAGTACTGGAATATGCTAAATGCATGAATAATCCAGCATACTTTGCCCGCACCTATCTGAAAGTAATTTCACTTGATCAGGGATTAGTGCCGTTTGACTTATACCCATATCAAGAAAAGATGTTTAGCCACTTCAATGATAATAGATTCTCTATTGTTTTAGCATGTAGACAATCAGGTAAATCAATATCATCGGTAGGTTACTTACTGTGGTTTGCATGTTTCCACCCAGAAAAGAACATCGCAGTTCTCGCTAACAAGGGCGCTACTGCTAGAGAGATGTTAGCTAGAGTAACATTAATGCTTGAGAATCTACCATTCTTTTTACAACCCGGTTGTAAAGCATTGAATAAAGGTTCTATTGAATTTTCTAATAACTCTAAGATTATGGCTGCAGCAACCTCTGGTAGTTCCATTCGTGGTCTATCTATTAACTTATTATTCCTTGACGAGTTTGCATTTGTAGAGAATGACGCACAATTCTATACATCTACATATCCCGTTGTATCATCTGGTAAAGACACTAAGGTTATTATTACCTCTACAGCAAACGGTATAGGTAACGTATATCATAAAATCTGGGAAGGAGCATCACAGGGAACTAACGAATATAAGGGTTTCAGAGTCGATTGGTGGGACGTCCCAGGACGTGATGATGAATGGAAACGTCAGACGATTTCTAATACATCTGCCTTACAGTTTGAACAAGAATTTGGTAATACATTCCATGGACGAGGTAATACTCTAATTGATGCTAACCATTTACTAGCTCAGCAGTCAGTAGAACCTATTGAATATAAAGAGAACATATGGGTTTATGATTCTCCTAAACAAAACCACGACTATATAATGACAGTGGATGTGGCAAAAGGTAGAGGACAAGACTACTCTACATTTAATGTTATTGATGTTTCGGAAAGACCTTTCCAACAAGTTTGTTGTTTTAGGGATAATAACATATCACCTCTACTACTACCCGATCTAATATATAAATATGCTAACTACTATAATGAAGCATATGTGATTGTGGAAAGTAATGACCAAGGTGGTGTAGTTTGTAACGGTCTATACTATGATTTAGAATATGAGAATATGTTTGTAGAATCATCTATTAAGGCTAATGCTCTTGGTGCGACAATGACCAAGAGAGTTAAAAGGATTGGTTGTTCTACTATAAAGGACTTAATAGAACAGCGTAAGCTAGTTATCAAAGATTCTAATACTATTATAGAAATGAGTACCTTTGTAAGTAAAGGCACATCATATCAAGCAGTAGGGTCTAACCACGACGATTTAATGATGAATTTAGTTATGTTCGCGTGGTTTGTTACTACAGATATATTTGAAGGCATATCAGATATTAATATGAAAGATATGTTATATAAAGAAAGACTAAAAGCAATACAGGATGATATGTTACCATTTGGATTTATACCAGATACTATTGAAAAACCTAAGGGCGAGAAACTAATGGGCGATGATAACCTTTGGTTTGAGGGTGACGCATTCGACAAGTTGTTACGATAGGATGTGGTTATTTATAAATAATAGTAGTGAAAATTCGTAAAATACGGATTTAAATTCGTATTATGAACAACATATTAACTAACTCAATGAGAGGATAAAGCGATGGCATTTCAAGTATCACCGGGAGTTCAGGTCAATGAAATCGATGCAACAGGGGTAGTCCCTGCAGTATCAACTTCTATAGGCGGGACAACTGGGTCATTTAATTGGGGTCCGGTAGCTCAGATTGTAACTGTAACTTCAGAGAAAGAACTA